AATTTTATCCCGTTTCTTAGTCGCCCCGGTGTGCGATGATGGAACTCCCAAAAAGGAGAACCCGTCATGGCGAACACTTTCGCGCCCAACGGTTTTGCTCAATATATTGGAACGGGCGCTACGCCAAGCTACGAACAAGTTTCGGCAGCGATCTCGTCCAGCAACACAACCAACATCTTTTTAAATGATCCTGTTGTTCAAGCTACCAACGCAACTGGCATTGGCACGGGTTATATCACTCAGGCTTATGGTCCTGTAACGCTTACTGTTGCCGCAACTGCCATTACATCAAACGCCACAACCGGCGCTTTGACGGTGACGTTTACGGCTGCAACGGCTTCGTCCGGCAACCTTCCTACCTCGCCTAACTCTTGGGCGCCTCCGGTTGGTGCTTATATGACGATTAGCGGTTCAACCATGTCGTCCGGTAACTTGAACGGTACTTTCCAGATTACGTCTTCTACGACGACAACCGCGGTTTGCGCCAATGCCGGCGTAACCATCAACGGCACGTCAACGGCTTCTGGTACGGTAACGGTTTATGTGCCGATTATGGGCGTTTTTGCGGGTTGCAAGTATCTTTCAACAACGCAAAAGACAATTATCCCACAGCGTTATTGGGGTGGTTCTGACGCAAACGGTGACGTACAGGCTTATGTCATTACCGATCCAAATGCTCAGTTTATCGTTCAGACGGCTAACTCGAACACGACAGCAACCGCGGTTGGTCTTTCCAGCGTCGGCCAGAATATCGCGTTCAACTACACCAACTACGGTGGTTCGCAGACTAACGGAAACACATCAAACGGTAATTCAACCTTCTTTGCTGACCAATATTCGCTGATTGCCAACTCCGGCGCCGGCGCAGTTTCCAACTCGTTTTTGCCTTTCCGCATTATCTCGCTTGCCAACTATGTACCTGGCATAACGAGTCCGCTCGCTTCCATTAACGGAAACGATTCAACAACAGCTTACAACAAGATCGTTGTCGGGTTTAACAACTCGATGCAACGTGGTCTTGCTGGCATCTAACAGGGAGTAGACTACAATGGCTGTTAATCTCTCAGCAATTAAGGATCTGCTCCTGCCTGGTCTTCGTGGTATCGAAGGCAAGTATGAGATGATCCCAAGCCAGTACGACAAGATCTTCACGAAGCATGATTCGAAGCTTGCTCTTGAACGTACTGCTGAACTTCGGTTCCTCGGCCTCGCACAGCTTAAGACTGAAGGCGCTCAAACCGCTTTCGATAACGGCGCTGGCGAACGCTACATCTACAATCAGGAACATACGGAAATTGGTCTTGGTTATGCAATCACCCGTAAGGCGATTGACGATAACGTGTACAAAACCCAGTTCCATCCATCAAACCTCGGCCTTGTTGAAGCTTTCCAACAGACCAAGGAAATTTACGGCGCTTCAATTCTCAACACGGCACAGACGTACAACTCGGCTGTTGGCGGTGACGGTGTAGCACTTTGCTCCACGTCGCATCCAATCGACGGCGGTACGGTTGCTAATACGCCATCAACGCAGGTTGACCTCAACGAAGCTACTCTTTTGAACGCGATGATTTCCATCCGTACAAACTTCCGCGATCAGGCTGGTTTGAAGGTGTTTGCTCGTGGTCGTAAATTGATTGTTCCTCCACAGCTTGAACCTGTTGCAATCCGTCTAACAAAGACTGAATTGCGCCCAGGCACGGCCGACAACGACGTCAACGCGATCCTTACGACGGCCGGTGGCTTGTCAGAAGGTTACATGGTCAACGACTTCTTGACCTCTTCGTATGCTTGGTTCTTGCTGACAAACATTGATGGTTTGTCGTATATGGAGCGTATGCCCTTCGAAACCGATATGCAAGTCGACTTCGTGACTGACAACTTGCTTGTTAAGGGCTATGAGCGTTACTCGTTCGGTTACTATAACTGGCGTTCAATCTTTGGTTCGTTCCCAACCTCGTAAGGAGATTGCATCATGGCTATTACAGCTTTCTCCGGTCCGATGATTGTGTTTGGGCAAAGCCCATACACGCCTAACGAGTACAATCCAGACATCGGTGGCTCGTCCCTGTTTTATGCAGGGGCGGGTACAATGGACCCTCGTACTTTATATACCTATCTTCCTGGTGAGGCGCAGTCTCAACTTGATTATGGGTTTTTAGGGTTTGACAACATTACGACCATCAATGCCGTTCCTTACACCAAAGCAACGGGTGCGATTGTTACGTCTGCAAACGCAACAAGCGCAACATTGTCATTAAACACGTCAAACAGTGCAACCACTGGCGTCTATTATTCATCGGTGTTTACCCGTGCGGATACAGGCGTTACGGACACGGTTTTGGCAACTGATGCTTACACATCGGTTACGGCATCGTTTTCAAACGGTGTTATGACGATTACGGCAAACTCGGCCATGCCTGTTACGGCAGGTATGGTTGTTTTGACAACATCGGGTACGGTATCGCAAGGAACGGCTGCTGGGACACAGATTGTTGCCCAGTTGACAGGTGGCTCGGCTGGTCAAGGTGTTGCTGGTACTTACCAGACCAATACCAACCTGACGGCCACTTCCGGTACGGTTACACTTGCTTATCAGACGCCAAGTCAGTGCATTGTTCCTAATAATGCTCAAACGCCTGGCGTTGTGCTTTGGAATCCTGCCGCTATTGCAGGTCGTGCAGTTGCGGTTACTGCTGCTTCGGGTGCTACGGCAACGACAGCAACGGTATCGGGATATGATTGCTACGGGTTCCCATTGGTTGAGGCAATAACTCTTACTGCGGGATCTCAAGTATCGGGCAAAAAAGCGTTCAAATATATCAAGAGCGTTGTTCTTAATGCCGCAGATGCTACCCATGCTTATTCGGTTGATACAACGGACGTTTTCGGGCTTCCACTTCGGTCTGACGCATTTGGTGACATTTTAGTCAACTACGCAACGTCTTTAACGGCTACGACGTTAATTACGGCTGCTACCAACTACGTTGCATCGGATCGTACAACTGCAACAAGTACAACTGGCGACGTGCGTGGCACGTTTGGTGCGTTTACCTCTGGTACAGGCGCCAATAAATTGATTGTTCGTCAGTCCCCTCAAGCCTACATGGTTCAGACTGCTAATCCGGGCCTGTTTGGTGTAACTCAGTATAGCAACTTTTAAGGAGTGTGAACCATGAAGGGTCACAAAGCACATCATCACGCACATGGCGGAAAGGCCCATCACGCTCACGGCGGAATGGCTCATGCCATGAAACATCGCGCTAAAGGCGGCAAAGCAGAGTCGCCTGAACACGGTGTAGACGAAGCAGAAATGGACTTGCACGATCACCCTATGGAATACAACAAGGGTAAGCCAGAAGACGAAGCAATGGCTACGAGTGAAAAGAAGCATGGCGGTCGTGCAAAACGTAAGCACGGCGGTATGGTTCACAAGCACGTTGCCATGCACGGCGAACACGGTCATCACCATGCTGGCCGCAAGCCACGCAAGTCTGGTGGTCGCGCCGGCGCTGCCGAAATGCACCCTTTTACGACCGCTCACGCTGGTACAGCTCCAAAAGGTCGTAAAATTGAAAAGATGACAATGGGTTCTGATATTTAATTCAATAACCCGTTGAACGACGTTTGACGGGGGCCATCGCGCCCCCGTTTTACTAAAAAGGTGCAACATGACGGCAGCTTGGACAAGATCTGAAGGTAAATCCCCTTCCGGTGGGTTGAATGAACGTGGTCGGCAATCTGCTCGCGCCGAAGGTCATCATTTAAAAGCGCCTACCAAAGACGCAAGCAATCCTCGTCATAAATCTTTTTGCGAAAGAATGACGGGTATGAAGCGTAAAATGACAGGCTCGGCTAAAGCCGCTGATCCCAATAGCAGAATTAACAAATCTCTTCGTAAATGGGGGTGTTAAATGGTTGCTGCGTTGTCTTTTGGCGAAATTGCCAATCTTGTTATTTCCCTTTCTATTTTGATGTTACTTTTGGTGCGAAAATGACAGACAAACCATTTTGGGAAACTAAACTGCCCAAAGACCATCACACAAAGCATTTGTCGCATAAACAGCAACAAAATGCTAAAGCTAGGGCAAGGGCTGCTGGTCGGCCTTATCCAAATTTAATTGATAATGCTGCCGCGGCAAGGAAGAAGGGTAAGTAATATGCGTCCTGTAACCGTAACAGTTGGTCCTTTAGCAACAGCATCGGCTAACAATATTTGCCTTACGCAGACCCCAACGGCTGCTGCGGGTTTTACAATCAACGGCGCGTTAGCTTCTGGCGGCGTTGCAACGCTTGATACGGCTCGTCGGGTACTTATTACGCCAACGGGTAACGAGTCAGCCAATACGTTTACGATTGTTGGCACAAATGCCAGCAATATGCCTCAAACTGAAGTTATTTCAGGATTAAATGCTACTGCATTTTATACCAATTTGGATTTTAAAACTGTAACGTCTATTGCGCTTGCAAGTAATGCTGCTGCGGCGATTACGGTTGGAACAAACAACGTAGCATCGTCGTCTTGGGTACGATTTGATGATTTCGCTTTATCGCAAACGGCTATTCAAGCGACTGTTTCTGGTACGGTGACGTATTCAATTCAGCAAACGCTGCAAGACCCTAACAGCCCGACAAATCCGGTTAATCCATATTCTGTTGCTTGGCTTAATACCAATGATACGGCTGGCGTTAATGCAAGCACGACCATTCAATCAAGCTATCAGTATTCCCCAGCCTATGCTAAAGTAACAATTACAGCAGGAACTGGGTCGGTTAGCACCGTATTTACTCAATTTGGCGTTGCACCTTACTAATTGGAGTTAATTATGTCTGGATTGAGTTTAGAGCCAGTTCTTACCGCAGATCAGTCCATCATTACCTCCGCACCTGCACGGTTGCGTGATAATCTTGGTAAGCTAGAAGTATCTGAAGCACAAAATCTGTTTGAAGCTGACTTTGAATATGGTTTGCAACCAATGCGTTGGGAAAACTATATTGTTGGCGGCGCTACAATCCAGCAGGTTTCGTCTTCTGGCGGCGTTTTAATGTCGGTTACATCGGCATCAGGTGACATTGCTATTCGCCAAACGCGGCCATACATCCGCTATCAGCCGGGTAAGACTATTTATATGTCGTCCGGTTTTCAATTTGGTGCGGCATATATCAATCAACGTCAGCGCGTTGGTTTCTTTGATGATGGCAACGGTATTTTTTTTGAACAAGGTGATCCAACTGTTACCAATTCATCAGGCATGGGCGTAGTTTACCGTTCTGATGTTGGAACAGGTGGCCCAGTTGATACCCGTATTTCTTATGAAAACTGGTCAGACCCGCAAGGTATTAAATCAACAATTAACTGGAATTTAATTCAAATGATTTGGATTGAATTTGCTTGGTATGGTGCTGGTTTACTTCGTTGGGGTGTTGTTGTCGGTGGCGAACCATACATTCTTCATCAGCAAGGTATTGGTAATAAAATTAGCCAAGTAACACCTTGGTCTCGTACAGGTAACATTCCTGTCCGTTATGAATTGCGTAACGTAGGCACGTCTACTGCTGGTTCAATGTACCATTATGGTGTGTCGGTTCTTGCTAAAGGCAAGATTGATGCTCAACGCGGCTTTACCTACGGCTACGGCATGGCGGCTAATACCCCAACCCGTACTGTTGCTACCAACACTGTTCGCTATCCGCTTCTTTCCATCCGCTACCGTGCGATGGGTACGCTGGAATATGGTGTTGATTCGGTTTATTCAGGGGCTAATGGAACTTTACCGTTAGGCGGATCAAACATTGTGTTTGTTTCTCAAAATGCAACTAATACAATTATTTCCACTGCCGCAAATTGGACCACCGGCCAGTGGGTTGGTAAATATGTTTTTTGTCGCGGCACAACAGCGGCTATCACAAGCATTACTGTTTCAGGCACAACTGCAACTGTTACAACAACAGCTAATCCTAATTATCTTACCACAGGTCGCTATTTGACGATTTCTGGAGCCACGGGTAACACGACGGTCAATGGAACGTTTCAAATCACGGTTACAGGCGCAAATACGTTTACCTATACTGCATCTACCATTACAACTGGTTCGGTAACAGGTACACCAGTTTATGCTTATGGTCAGGGTGCTATTGGCCGCATTACCGCTAATACAACAAATTCGCTTACAGTTGTGGACAACGTAACCAACAATACCCCAATGATTACGCCTCCATCATCAGGCGGCAATTACATTATTGGTGAAATTGATCGTGGTCAAGTTTTGCCGCAGACATTGAATATTTACTCGTCTGCCAACTGCACATTGGAATTGATTGCATCTACGTTTTATTCTCCTATTTCACTTACAGGTGCATCGTTCAATACCATGTATTCACTTGGGTCGTTAAATAGCTTTGTGGAACGTGATGTGTCGGCAACGGCCCTTACTGGCGGCGAAGTTGTGTACAACACTCCTCTCCCATCAGGCGGTTTGCAAAATTTTGATTTGACCCAGTTCTTCCCATTGTACACGACAGTACAAGGCAACCAACCTGATATTTTGACAGTTGCAATCACGACAGCTACCACCTCCGGTCAGTCAAATGTTGGTGCATCTATTATTGGTCAAGAGGCTATGTCGTAAGGGGTCTTAAATGTCGACGAGCGGCACTTATAATTTTGATCCGTCGCTTGGCGAATTGGTTCTGTATGCTTACAATCTTTGTGAAATCAGAAACACAGCAATAGCGCAAGAGCACATGGAAGTGGCCAGAATGGCCAGCAATATGTTGCTTTCTACATGGTCAAACCGCGGCGTTAATCTTTGGACGGTGGATCTAGAACAAGTCAGTTTTAGTCAAACACCGACTATTTTAACCATTACCGGAAA